ATAGAATGAAGATTTGGGAAAAAGTAATGTACACCGCAGAATGTGACCCGGAAGGCACCGGCTGGTGTCAAGTAAGAGACTGCGACCCCTGTGATTGTGACTGCATAGGTCCGACCCAGGATGGTGTCGAGTACAAGTTGATAAATGGGGAGCTGTACGGAAGAAAGGTCCGGGTGGATCACGATGACTGAGCTGAGACCGCACCAGGTAAAGGCCAGGCAGCAGATACTTGATGCCCTGGCAGCTGGATACAAACGGCCTGTGGTGGCCGCACCATGTAGTTTCGGAAAGACCCTGCTGGCGGCGTCAATGATTAAAGAGCTGGCAGCTGAAGGGCGAAGATGTGTTTTCTATTGCAGTAATTTGAAGTTGGTGTCTCAGACCACGAACACATTCGACCGGCTGGGATGCGATTACTCTGTTCTTCAGGGCCAGGACTGGCGTTTCGATCCCAGGAAGATGATCCAGATCGCGTCAGTCCAGACGGCGGTCAGAAGGAAACGGCTGGAGTTCGACTTTGCCTTCATTGATGAGTGCCACGTTCTCTTCAAGTCCATGAAGGAACTCATGCGGAACTGGTCGAATGTCAACTTCGTGGGCTTATCCGCGACCCCAATATCAAAGGGGATTGGTGCAGACGGGCTGTTTGATCACCTGATTGTGCCAATCACCCCAAGGGAACTGATCAGCCAAGGGTATCTATGTCCGACCGACTATTACGTTGGCCGGGCTGCAGACATATCCCATGTGAAGCTAAAAGCCTTGTCTACAGGGGGCTCCGATTATGACCCAGATGAGCTGGCAAAGGCCGTGGAGCAGGACAAGTGCCTAGCCGGTGACATCATCCAGAACTACCAGGCGCACGGGGAAGGGAAGCAGGCTATCTGTTTCACACCGTCCATAGCCCAGTCAAAGAATCTGGCCCAAGAGTTCACCCAAGCAGGAATCCCGGCGGTTCACATCGACGGCTATATGGACACTGAAGAGCGAGATGTAATCTACAAGGGCCACAAGGAGAAGCTATACAAGATCCTGTGCTGCTCCAAGCTGCTGGGGGTTGGGTTTGATGACCCCTCGATTGAAGTATTGATCATGGCGCATCCCACGAAGTCCAGGATCTTCTACGTCCAGACAGCTGGCAGGATCTGGAGGACTCACCCTGGGAAGGAACGTGCAATCTACCTGGATCACTCAGGCAACCTGCAGCGGTTCGGGGTCTTCCCGGAGGACATAATTCCCTCGACTCTCGATACGGGCGAGACACAGTACCGTGAGAAGAACCAGGTCAAGGAGCCAGAGGAGAAGGAAAAGAAACTACAGGTCTGCCCTCAGTGCACCAGTGCTTTCAGCGGGATGCGGTGTGAGTGTGGGTACACGGTCCCTGTGGTCAAAAAACTCTACACTGACAACCAGATCCTGCAAAAAATGGAGTCCGACACAGGGAAAATGCAGCAGTGGTACTCAGAACTCCTGCACATAGCCAACGTCAAGAATTACAAGACCGGCTGGGCTGCGTGGAAGTTCAAGTCCAAGTTCGGTGTCTGGCCACCCAGGTCACTGCACAAGGTTCCTGTCCCACCAACTCAAGAAACCATCAACTACCTGACCCACCTTGCCATTAAGGATCGTTATGCTAGAAAACATTTTGCATCTGCTTGAAAAATCACAGAAATACGGGAAAGGCTACAGGGCCAGGTGCCCGATCCATAAGGGAGACAACCACTCTGCTTTGTCCATCAGAGAGGAAGACGGGAAGGTCATCGCGCACTGCTTTGTGTGTGGGGGTAACGGGCTCGACCTGGTCAAAGCCTTGGACCTGCCTGCATCTGCACTTTTCTCAGAACCATACGAATCCAGACCAAGGGACCAGAAGCTGCTCACAGACACTGAGCTGGAAGACAGGCTCATGATCAATATCTACGAAGCCGCACAGTCCCGTCAGGAGCCGATCAGACACTCAGACCTTCTCCGGTACAGGCTGGCCATCAAGCGCAACCAGATCCGGCAGGAAAGACTCTCAAGATTGTGATAAAGTCGCACCATAAGATGAGGTGCGAATGGCCTGGACAGCTGGCGCAGACATGACAGAAGACGAAGTTCGGCTGGTTGAACAACTGGCCGAAACTTTGTCGCGTCAGCAAATTGCCGACTATTTTGGCATGTCACACAACACCTTATCGAGGATTTGTAAAGACCAACCGGAAGTTCTTGACGCGCTTGTTAGGGGAAAAGCTAACGCAATCAACAGGATAGCGAAGTCTGTTGTGCTTGCGGCTGAAGGCGGTGACATGAAGGCCGCTGCTTTCTACCTGAGAACCCAGGCCGGGTGGGTCGAGACTAACCGCACTGAACTGACCGGCAAGAATGGTGATCCCATTGAAGTCGATACTCATTGGACAATTGAACTGGTGGAGTGACCATGCCCCTCAAGAAAGGCTACAGTAAAAAAACCATCAGCAAGAACATCAAGACAGAGATGAAGTCTGGCAAGCCCCAGAAGCAGGCTGTTGCCATTGCTTTGGACGTTGCTCGCCGGGCTGAGAAGAAGAAAAAGCCGACGTTTGAATAATGCCAAAGCTGCAGATCCCCAAGAAGCTGAAACCACTGCTTCAGCCGAAGCGTATCAAGGTAGTTATCGGCGGCAGGGGATCAGGCAAGTCAATGTCAGTGGCCAAGTTGTGCCTGCTGGCAGCCCAGACCGCAGGAACTAAGACAGCCTGCTTCCGCGAGTTCCAGAACTCAATCGATGACTCAGTGCATTCCCTGCTTTCATCAGAGCTTGAGGCAATGGACCTGAACGGGTTTGAGATCCAGAACTCCCAGATCCTGTACGGGGATGATGTTGCGTTTAAGTTCAGGGGACTGGCCAGGAATCCAGAGGCAATCAAGTCTATGCACGGGTTCAACAGGTTCTGGGTGGAAGAGGCGCAGACTATTTCACACGAATCACTGCGGATCTTGATGCCTACACTGCGCGAAGATGGGTCGGAACTCTGGTTCACAGGCAACCCCAGGTCCAGTGTTGATGCCTTCTCCCAGCGTTTCATCAAGCCATTCGAGAAGCAGTTAAGGCGTGACGGGATCTACCAGGACGAGATGCACACGGTGATCTGGCTCAACGCAGACGACAACCCGTTCCTGCCAGATGTGCTGATTCAAGAGCGCGACCACGACCGGCAAACGATGTCCCCTGCCATGTTCCGGCATGTGTGGATGGGCGAGTATTACGACGAGGTCGAAGACACGATCATTCCGGTTGAGTGGTTTGAGGCTGCCATCGATGCCCACGAGAAGCTGGGTTGGAAGCCGGAGGGTGCAATCATTGCGTCACACGACCCCTCAGACGAGGGTGGAGACTCCAAAGGGTTTGCCATGCGTCACGGGAACGTCATCCTGGACGTATCTGAGCGCGTTACAGGCGATTCCAACGAAGGCATGGACTGGGCCTTGGATAAGGCACTGAATGGCCGTGCAGACTGGTTTGTATGGGACTGTGACGGTCTTGGGATATCCCTCAAGAGACAGGTAGACTCTGCCCTGTCTGGGAAGAAAGTTGATTATGTGATGTTCAAGGGATCTGAGTCACCAGACGACCCGGACTTGCCGTACCAGCCTGGCGGTGACCAGCGGGCCAGGTCAAACCGTGAGACCTTTGCCAACAAGCGGGCTCAGTATTGGTGGAGGCTGCGGGACAGGTTCGAGGCTACTTACCGGGCTGTTGAGAAGAAGCACTACATAAACCCGGACGATATGATTTCCTTGTCATCAAGCATTGAGAATATTGACCAGCTCAGGTCAGAGGTCTGCCGGATTCCGCTGAAAAGAACGAACTCTGGTAAAATCCAGATCATGTCGAAAATCGATATGGCCAAGAAGCCCTACGAGCTGCCCAGCCCGAACATGGGTGACAGCCTGATGATGGCAATGATTACCCCGAAAAATAAGCAAGTTGCACAAACGAAGATACAGTTTAAAGGGTGGAGCTGATGGCGAAGAAAGATCCAAGGCTTGAGCGAGCCGGTGTTGATGGATTCAACAAGCCGAAGCGCACCCCTGGGCATCCCACGAAGAGTCATGTGGTTGTTGCGAAGGAAGGTGACCAGATCAAGACGATCAGGTTCGGTCAGCAGGGTGTTTCTGGCAGCCCCAAGAAGAAAGGGGAGTCAGCGGCTGACAAGAGCAGGCGGGAGTCATTCAAGGCCAGACATGCTAGTAACATCAAGAAAGGCAAGATGTCGGCAGCGTACTGGGCAGACAAGGTGAAATGGTAATGGCCAAAGACTATGACGAAGAGTATATGATCGACTACGACAGCCACCAGAAAATTCTGGAGCTGTTCGGTGCCGCCAAGGGAGCAGACCACGACAACCGTGAACGAGCCCGTGAGGCCCACCTGTTCTGCGACAAACGCGACGGGCAGTGGGAGCCGTACTGGTGGAACAACAATGCCGGGAAGCCCAGGTACACGTTTGACATGGTCAACCCGATCATTGACCAGGTGGCAGCTGAGATTGAGCAGTCAGACTTTGACATCAAGGTCAGTCCGGCTGGTGGGGATGCCAGCAAAGACATATCCATGACATACGACGGCCTGATCAGGAACATCGAGGCCATGTCCAGTGCGATCAACGTCTACTCTGCTTCTGCAAGGAACGCGATTGTCTGTGGAATCGACGGGTGGAGGGTTGTCCAGAAATACGCTGACGACGACTCCTTTGACCAGGATCTGTTGATCGAGCCAATCGGGAATTTTGTTGACAGGGTCTGGTTCGACCCGGCTGCGCAGTTGCAGGACAAGTCTGACTCCAGGTACTGCTTTGTGCTGCACCCAATGGCTGTGGAGGAGTATTACGCCCGGTGGCCAGAAGGGTCAGGTGAGTCTGTCTCTGATGATCGTGAGGGCGAGGCGTACTACGACAAGGCTGAAGTTATTGTTGTCGGTGAATTGCTGTACGTCGAGGAAGAGGACCGCACACTGGTCCAGATGTCCAACGGCGCGACTTACGTTGCCGATGACAAGTTCGAGATGATCAAGGACGAGCTTGAGGCTCTGGGTATCACTGAGATCCGCAGGCGTGACCGGAAGATCAGCAAGGTCTGCAGCCGGATGTTCGACAACAGCGACTGGCTGGAAGATGACCAGGACACCGTGTTCTCAACTATCCCTGTGATTCCGATGTTCGGGAACTACAAGATGTTTGAGAACAAAACTATTTACTGGGGTGTTGTTGAGAAGCTGATGGACCCGCAGAGGGTCATGAACTACTCGATGTCCCGTGAGATCGAAGAGGGCGCACTGGCACCGAGAGCCAAGTACTGGATGACCACCACTCAGGCCGCTGGGCATGAAGACACACTGGCCACCCTGAACACCAACAGCGACCCTGTCCAGTTCTTTAATCCTGACCCTGAGAACCCGGGAGTACCCCAGCAGAATGGCGGGGCCGTGATCAACCCTGGCCTAAGAACCATCTCCGAGGCCATGCGTAACCTGATCGGTCAGACTGCTGGGATGTTCGCTGCCAACATGGGAGACAACCCTGGGCTGCAGTCAGGTGTTGCCATCCAGAAGCTGCAGACCCGTGGCGATAACGGGACCATCAAATATTTCAAGGCAATGGAGTCAGCTATTGCTGCCACTGGCCGGTTGCTGGTCAAGGCTATTCCCAAGATCTACGACACCGAACGCACAGCCCGTGTTTTGTACGAGGATGGTACGTTCGATATATCAACCCTGAACGAGCGCGTGATCGACAACCAGACAGGTGAGGTGGTTACCATCAACGACCTGTCTAAAGGTCAATACGACGTTGTGTGCAGGGCTGGCCCGTCATTCCGCAACAAGCAGCAGGAAACCATCGAGACGATCATTGAGATTGCCAAGGTTGACCCTTCCATGTTGCAGATCTCCGGGGATGTCCTGCTGAACGCGATCCCGACCAGTGCTGCCATGCAGATTGGTGAACGGAAACGTGCGCAGATGCTGCAGGCTGGTCTGATCCCGATGGAGCAGATGACAGACGAAGAGCAGCAGAAGATGCAGCAGGCAATGCAGTCCCAGCAGGGCCAGCAGCAGCCAGACGCTGCTATGGTGCTTGCGCAGGCCGAGATGCTGAAGGCCCAGGTTGAGCAGGCCAGGATGCAGCTTGAAATGCAGAAGATCCAGAACGAGCAGATGAAGCTGCAGATTGAGGCTCAGAAGCTGCAGTCCCAGACAATCAACGACCAGGCCCAGACCCAGATCGATGCATTTGATGCCGAGACCGGCAGGATGCAGGCCGAGATCAAGGCACAGGAGGCCGGGGTCAAGATCCAGAAAGAGCAGGTCGCAACTCAGGGCATGATGATCGACAATCAGGCCAAGGTTGCCGACATGATGGTTCCTTCATTCTTGAGGCGTTGACATGGCCGAGAGCTACCTACGCAATCTCCCAATGGAGCGCAGGAACGAGCGCAGGGCAAGGGCTGGGATGGCTCCCTATGTCCCACAGGAACCTACCCAAACGGCTGGTCAGGCACTGGCTGATACCTTGGGCGGTGTCGCACTGGGGACTACCTTCATCCCTGGTTATGGCGATGTTGCCGGTCTTGCTGCAGATGCTGCGATGTACGCCAACTACCCCGAAGAGAGAACACTGGGCAATTACGCCCTGACCGCACTTGGTGCTTTGCCGTTT